GTCCTTCATCCCTGGAAGACCGTCTTGGAAACCTTTTAAGAAGTTGTTGATGCTTGGCATACTGTTATTTATAGTCACAAAAAAAGCGCCTATAAAGACGCTTTCAGTGTATTAAATGCTAACTCTAATTTTGTTTATTACTGTCCACCACCTGTTGAAAGTGTACCGATCGTTCTAGCCACTGCTGTTCCGATGCCTGTACCTGTAGGTGTCTGTATCGCGTTGTCATATCTCACTGACATTGTGATAGTTGCTGGTTCTGAAGTGTTGTATGCCAGTGTGTTGTAGTTAACATTTTCTATATACGCACCGTACATTTCCCATGTTTCTAGAACGTTTGGAGCACTTGCTCCATTACCACCGTCTAGCATTTCAATTCTGCCCGTGAATTTGTAATCGATACCTGATGCCGCACTTGACTGTTCAAAGAAATCAAACTGTTTCTGGATCTGTTCACCAACCAGTTTGGTCACTGAGTTGTTAACGTCATCTCTCAACGTGATCGTGATTGGTTCCCAAGTGTGTTTGCCCGCAACGTATACTTTCGAGTTGTAAACATCTAACGTCACTGTGTCGAACGTAAGGTTAGGTCTTGTGATATCAATAACTTGTTTTGTAAGTTCTGATCTTGGTGTTGATACTCCAAAATTCTCCAGGATTGCTCTGAAACGATACTGAAGTTTTGGCATCAACAGACCTTGTGATGCTGAGCTTTGATCGTTGCTTAAAGGTACTGTAAATTTTGATAATGTTGATATTGCCATGTGTTTCTCCTATTTATCGAAAATTAGTTCCCTAATTTTGCAATTTCTCCTGTGTTTTTGATTCTCAACGGTATGTAAATGAATTCAACTGATTTGATTGGCTCAATCGCTATGTCCACGTACAGTTCGTTCCTGTCTATCCTTGTAGGTGTGTTGTTCGTGTCATCACAAACTACCAAGAAGTCAAACAATGCTCTCTGTCCAACTAGTTCTAACAAGAATGATTCGATCGCACCTTTGATCTCGTTCCTTGTCAGTTCATCGTTTGGTTCAAATATGAACGGTTTAGCAACAGCATCCAGTTGTGTTCTTAGATACACTGCCAATCTTGCAACGTTGATTCTGTCCAACGCTGAGCTTGCCGATGTTTTAGTCAAGTTACCAAAGTTAACGATCCCTGCTCCTGCAAAGAAAGTAATTGGATTAATCTTAACTTCATGCATTGAATCTCTCACTGACTCCGTAACAGATATTGTTTGGAATTCTCCAGTAGACGCCTCAATGAAACCAACTGCTGTAGCATTGTCAACGACACCTCTTCTCGTTCCTGATGGTGCGAACCATGGGAAAGCGATGTTATCGTTGTTTGCTATTGTTCTCAACATCATGTGTGATGGTGGAACAACAATTGATTTGCCTGTGTTGTCTGTTGTCAATCCTGATGGATAAAACACACCCAAGTACTCACTTGCACTCACAAGACCGTCTTCACCGTTGTCCAGTGCCGCCGCTGTGTTGTTAGCATAGTTCTGTATAGCAGTCGAATTGCCTGCTAATCTCAATGGTGTGTCACCTACTATAAACGCTGTGTTGTTCCTGTCAGTGTTCAAGTTGATCATGTTTTGGATCAATTCCGGATAACCAGGTGTAGCAATAACATTGTAACCTCTTTGGTCTTCTCTTATCGCTTGGTTGGTGTCGATCTCTGATTTAAGTTGCTCAACAATCACTTTTCTCTGTGCTTTTCTACCGAAAGAACCAGAACCGTCAGCGTTGTTGCTTGACTTAGTAACCCATCTGTCAGGGAAGTAAGTTGATACACTCTCGTTACTAGTCCTGATGTTACCTAAACCTGCTGATCCGCTTCCTGGATATTTCGTAGTTGTGATGTAACTGTTTTTGTATTCCTTGACATTGTAACCAGAACGTCTAGTGTTCCAAAGCATGATACCCTGTGGGAATAAAGTTGGATCTGGAGCATCCGGGTCTAGGAAACCATCACTCAATAAGTTTTTGATTGTGCTGGGTGAACCTGCACCACCAGTTTCCAATGAATCCGTTTTGTCAGCCGCTGTGTGATATCTGGCATCTGCAAACACAATACCGTCTTCTGTTGTTTGATCTGCTTTGTCTACCAACTCCCATGCCGCACCTGATGTGGTCACTGCCACTTGGTTCGCTGTGTTTGTTGAACTCAATGTCGCCGCTGTGTTGTATTTGTAAAGTTTTGGATAGTTCTCAAGGTCACTTGTGTCAATCCATAAGTCATTAGTTACAAGTGCAGTACCATCTGATTGTAAAGTTGGTGCTGTTGCTGAAAACTGTGGACCATTTGGATCTGTGGTCGAGTATGCTGTTGCATAACCAACGAAAGTAGTTCCGTTGTGTGCCATGATGTCTGCTTCGTCAGTTGCAGTGTGATACCATAGTGCACCGTCTGCTGGTTCATTAGTTGGTGCACTCAGCGATGCTGTGTAGCTCAATCTCTTCCAGTTTGAAATCAACAATGCATTGTTGGCTGATGAGTCAATAGAATCTCCAGTTGGAATTTTGTACAAGTTGTCAAGCTGTGTTGTACTTGTTGCAGTGAACGTTCCATAATCATGTGCTGTTGTTGTACTGAAACCAGCATCTGCTAATGGAGTACCACTTGTGTCTACTAATCTGATGTCACCGCCTAGCACGTGTGTAAGCACGATCTCACCAGTTGTTAATTTACTAGCTCTAACATTTATCAGTTCCGTAGTTGATGTAGCTGATGCTGAAGCGTTAACTTTAGCATTGACTGCCGCAACAAAATCATCAGCACCTGTTCCACCTAGTGTAACTGTGACTGCTGTACTGAAACCGTCTTGATTTTTTCTTGTCTCTTTGATTGTGAAAGTTTCTGAACTTGTGAAACTTGGACTAGTTAATAAACTTGTAACAGTAGTTTGGCCACCTTCGTATCTGAATAGTTGGAAGTCACCAACATTCGGAGTAGTGTCAAGGGCGTCTGCCGCTGTCATGCTTTCCTCAGTGATGTTGAATTGCGTGTACAGTGTTCCTGTTGATAATGCTGTTCCACCGTTTGCCGCATCTAATTTGAAGATCGCTGTGCTGTGATCATCATGCAATGGAGCCGCCACTGCTGAGAAACTTGCACTAGCCGAAGAGTAAAGTTTTGCAACAATGTTAGCACCCGAGTTAGCAGATGTAGTCTTGAACCAAACAGAACCATTGGGTCTGTTCTCGTCAGCTGTCTTCCAAGTGGGTCTTGAAGTGTGTGCCGCTTGTAGGAATTGAGGACCATTTTTAACACCAGTCGTGATTCCTAGGCTAGCTAGTAAGCCAGTACCTTCGTTGAATCTGATACTACCAGTACCGCCTGTTGAGTCACCAAGAGCCTTACCATTGTGGAAGATTTCTAGGTTACCTGTCGTTGCGTTTACTGCCGCTGTTACGTTGGTCACGTTTGTGCCAATCGCTGTTGCAACATTTGATAATGCTGTGCCTGATACTGTGATCTCTACATCATTCATTACCATTTTGTGTCCACTGGTAACTGTTGTTCCAGATGCAACTGTCACTATAGGTAGTGATGTGCTCCATGCTGTTGATCCAACTTGTACCCAAGTGTTACTTGCAGTCTTCTTGAAGATCTTGTTTGAAACGTGTGTTGTGTTGATTGCGTATGATCCAGTTTGTCCAATTGAAGTAAGTGGTGCACCAGTAGAAACACCGCCAACTAGATCACCAATTTGTGTGATCAAGATTGGAGTAATTGCTGTAAACGTTTGATCAGTTTGAGACCATTGAAATAAACCGTAACTGCTTGATGCAAGGTCAAACCAGTATGTTCCATCTGTTGGGTCAGCTGAAGGAGCCGTTGCACTTCCTAGTAATTCACTAGTGTCAACATTTGCTCTTAAAACAAAAGCTCTGTTGGCCACACCCAAGAATGAGTAAGCCGCTTGTAGACCGTATTCATTTAATTCATAACCATTTAATGAATTTCCTGAAGCGTCTGTGTAGAATTTCGGATCTCCGAAAGTCTCTGTTAATTCTCTCTGAGATGAGATCAAGTGAGCAGTGTTGGCGTTGGCTGTTGTTGTTCCCGCCGCAGTTCCGTCGCCTGCTCCGTTTGTCTTGTTCCCTGATGATGCTACTATGAATAGTGGTGTTGTACCCGCATCTGATGGTACATAAAAGCTCTCGTTTATTACTGAAACTTCTACTCCTGGTGATGTTAATGCCATTTTTCGTATTCTCCTTGCAAGTTACGTATATACTAGAGTTATTTATTCAATCATACGGTTTTGCTGACATAATTTACCGTTTTCGAGGTGCCTATATAGGTGACGTAAATACACACATGCAGTACAGAGACAGACCGTTATGTAAGGAGTGCAAGACCAAGCCCAGGGCCTATGCTTATAAAAGATATGGTAGGATATATTGGCGTAGTCGGTGTGACACTTGTATCAGGAAAAAAGCCGGCAAGCGTGTTGGTGGTGTGACTGCGTTGCAACGTTCAGGATACAAGAAGCACAAGAAGTGTGAACTGTGTGGATTCAAGGCACAAGCACAGGCTCAGTTGGATGTGTTGTTTGTGGATGGGAATCTGAGGAATACTAATGCTGTTAATTTAAAAACTGTTTGCGCCAATTGCCAACGGTTGGGGAGTACCCGTAGACTCGGTTGGCGTGTGGGTGATCTTGTCGCTGACGATTAGGTCGTCTATTTTTGAATGTAAATCTTCCAACGTCCCGTCATTAGTGATCAGGTGATCGTACTCTGATTTAGCCCAAGCATACTCGGACAAGTGTACATTTTTAGGTACAACATTTCCTTCGACGTAGTCTGTAAACCAGTCAGGATCTTGTCCCCTTTTTACTAGTAAGATTGATCCACCCATTTCTCGTATTATCTTTATTTCGTTTTCAAATCTTGTGTCTGCAATCACAGTGGGTTTGCCGTCATATCTAGCCATGCAACTGTCTATCCATATTGAGTCATGCATGCCTTGGCGCATCACTTCTGTGCCAAAATATTGTAAGACCCAACGTGGGGTCACATCCTTGCCAAATCGTTTGCTCCAGAAAACATCCGGCTTTTCTCTCCATGCTCTACTCTGCTCTGTTTTGCCTTCTAGCATCTCTCTGTCCCAATTGAACATGGAACTGACAGCATCTTTCAGACTTCTTGCAAATGAATCTTTACGGAAATTGTGTTTCTGTTCTAGTCTATCTGAGACTGTGCCTTTACCAGAACCTATTAAACCTACTACGCCTATCAACATTGTACTATTATACTATTTTTTTAAACGTTTTTCAATCTCTTTTTTGACCTCGTGTATCTGCGTCAATACCAGTCTACGCATACTCAGTTTCTTTTCTTTCAGGGCATGTATGGACATGTTCTCTAGGTCATCCACTATGTCTGTTAGTTCTTCTAAGGTGCATTTAGGAAGTTTTTTGTATCTGGAATCTATCATGATATTTGTATTTAAAATTATTTTTGGTAAAGGAATATGGTATTAGAAGTTAACCGATAACAAAACTGTGTGGTGTGCCACCCTCTTGGAAATTGCCTATCTCGGATTCTAATCTTTCCATCTCGGCATTTCCTTCGCTCTTCAGTGCGTCACCGTTCAGTGTGGTGCCACCCTGTGGACCTGCTATTGTGTTGAACTTGCCTCTTGCTTCACCCAGCATGACTTTGGACACTGCGAGAGTGTAATCCCTGATCCAAGGTTTGGAATAGATGTCCTTGAACAGGGTTATGTCCGGTCTGAAGTTGTCCGTGTGCATGAGCACTGTTTCGTCGTCGGCTCTTGGCCTTTGTGTGATCGTCAATTTTTTAGTGGCGACATCAAAATGGAATTGTATGAAACTTCCAAACATCTTTCCTACTAATTCCTGGTATGATGCGAAAGCATAATAAGTGGCCAGTCCGCCAGTTGCTCCTGCTCTCAACAAATACGTGTTCGTGTAGGCCAGGTTGAAAGGTTCGAACAATGTTCCACCTTCGCCACCCTCGGATCTTGATCCAACAGACCTTCTGTTTAAGTTCCTCACACTGATCACTTCGTCTGGGAGGATATAACTGTTTTGATTTTTCTTTAAAGTAAGAAAAGCATAAGATTCTTCCACTGCATTTGAGGATCTCTGTCTAAATTTGTTTACGGCTCTTTCCAGTGCCGTTTGATAGTGTTTTGGGTCTAATTCAACGTCTATCATGCCATCACCTAGATTGGTTTTGACGTAATCAAATATCTCTTGTTGTCCTGTTTGTAGTTCTGACATACTCATATTTATAGTCATTGCCTAGGCAATAAATATGTATGATATGCCAAGATTATCTATTTTTAAGCCTGAAAAGGGCAATGACTACAAGTTCTTCGATCGCAACATCAAAGAGATGTTTCAGGTGGGTGGGACTGATCTACACCTACACAAATACCTAGGACCATACGATCAGGGAGACACAAACAAGGATGGAGCGGCATCTCCCAGCCAACCTAGAGTGACTGGGAGTGATCTTAACGAAACAACCATACAAGATTTGCTGTTTTTAGAAAACAGAGACAGGAAGTATTCTAGTGATATCTA